ATCCTATTATATTTAAAAATATTGAGCACTGAATTGTGATTTTTTTAACGAACAACTACACCAAGTTGTCTAATATCATTTAAGTATATATCCAAGTAGGCTAAATCTCTTACTGAACCGGGAACAAAAGTTACTTGCATTCGTACACTATAGGTAGAAGCTTCTGGGATATATCGAGAAACTTGTGCATTAAAAGCAGTCTCGAGGTCTTTATTATTAAAATTCAATTCAAACAATCTTCTTTCTAAGTCTAAGCCAAGCCGCGGTTCGCCTAATACATCGCCGGGTGTAGTAAAAATAATCATCCTAATTTTTGTTAGTATTGCTTCTAGACTTGATGCTGTTTCTAACTGAGCATATACATAATTAGGATCTTGAGAATTTCGACAATATATTTCCTTAAGCACTTGTTTTTAATATTTTTATCTAAAAATTAGTGATAGATCATAAACCAATCCGGCACATTTTCTTCATCAATTTTAGTTTTTAACATTTCAATTTCTTCCTTTCCTTCATCCGACATTTTACTGCCATCAACAGCTATACCGCCGGGAAGATTAAATGTGAAAAATCCAAGAATTCTACCCAATGACATTTTAGCATTTGCTGTTACCCATCTTTGAAAATTCCAGTCATCATACAATTTACTTTCTTCAATTTTTACATAAGTTTGAATAAAGAGATTTCTTTTTGGGTCTCGTCCTTGAATTTTCAAACGGTGTGTATTTGTATTAAAGTCGTAGCGAACTCTGTCAAGAATAAATGCTTTAGTCAAGTCCCAATATGAATACTGTGCTGTACGAAGAACTAAGTCATCAGATGCAAATGGCGCTAAATAGATTTCAGCTGCTAACAAACGGTTATCTGAAAAGTCTCGGTCGATTGTGCCAAGACGACCACCACCTGTTATTTCTTTACATTCAAAAACACTCACCACACAATCAGGTAATAAAATACTTCTGGTTTTTTTGAACTCAGGGTCTGAAAACCATTTCTTTTCAATTACATAATATTGCGTCTCGACAGAATATTGATAGTTGATATAAAACCAATTTAGTGATTGGTTAATAATCCTTTCAATTTCTTGTGCTGGGACAGAATATGGTAAAGCACCGCTTCCGGTGATTTCATCGTTTACCATTTGGATTAATTCGCTTCTTGTCATCCTACATAGTGGTTATTTTTTATCTTTATCCTTTTTATCTTTATCCTTATCTTTTTTATCAGAACTTGCATCTTCGATATTAGGATCTTTTATTTTGGTATTTTTACTTACTAGCACTGTCTCGCCTGATATTTTTGCAAGCTTACCAATTTCGCCATTTCGAATAACGCCTCCAATAACTTCACAGTTGATAATCATACTTTTATTTTCGATATAACAGTCATCAAGATTATTACTGGCGTGCAAAATACATTCTGTTATTTTTGAACTTTTAACTTTATTATTTTTTAAAAGCTCGCAATTTTGGATTCTTGAATTTTTAAGTTTGCAGCTGTAAAACCAAGAATGGTTAATTACACCTTCTAATTCGCATTCAATAAACTCAACATTTTCAATTTTGCAATTATTGAGCTTTGCTGATTGAATTTGATGCCTAGCTAATTCGGAATCATAGTTGTAACTTCCTTTTTTCATTTTACCAGTTGTAATTAACTTGTAAATTGTATCTCGGATGTTTCCCCAAACTGATTCAATCAATTCTGGGTCATTTTTTAGGTCGTAAGAAACTTTAATGTCCGGAAAAATAGATTTGAAAACTTCGTACTTGACAAAACCTCGATAGTTTCGATTTGATATATCAGTTAATTTTTTAAATTCAGCAACTTCAGAACCCGTGAGACTATCAGAATTTAAAGTTTCGTATAAATGCAAAACAAAGTACTCTAATATTTCTAGAATTTTTTTCGTTTTCTTTTCATAACTTTCTCCGCCCAGGTACCGATATTCTAAATAACCCTTGTGAAGTTTTGTAAAATTAACACCATAATATTTTTCTTCAGTTGGCAGATTAAGAACTGAGTTTCCATAAGTGGATAGATTAGGTGTATAAAACAGAATATCGTTAAATCCAATCTGTTTGATGCTTCGGGCATAAACATTATCTTTGCGATCTGGAAAGAGTTCATAGACTTTATTCTCGTCGAAGGAAAGAATAAATTTTGTTATTGGCAATGAAGAAACTAAATGCCTAGTTGGCAATTGCTTTCCGTCAATGTTAATATTTAAGTGAATGGCACAACGGTTATTGGTATAACCGTTGTTTGATATCCATTCTAACATTTTGATAATAACATTTCTACTTTCTTTATAGCCCATTGGACCTGTTACCAATTCTCGCATTTTTTTCCCACCCGAATAATCCAGTTCTAATTTAAATACTGAATCTGATGGTTTAACTGCTGAGTGATAAGTTAATTTTTCATCGTCCAGGCCTTTAATGGACATGGGAACAACTACTCGCTTTCCGACAGTTTTTCCGATACTTCTGGCAATATCCACACCATTATCTATATCTGAAAAGAATTCAAATTCAACCCCAATTCGGGCAGCATCGAATATTTCCTCTCGGGAATAGTTTTTCTTAATACGCATTGAATAAATTTATTTTTCTACTTGCTATCTGCAAATTTCAAATGCAAACGATTGTTATTGGTAACATAACCAATTTTAACTTCAACACTTTCGCCAACATTAAATTTGCCTTGTTTTTTTGCTTTAAGTTCTTTACCTGGAATAATACCAATCATATTATCATTAAGTCTGACTGTAATCCCAAAAGGTTTGACATTGATAATCTCTCCATTGATAACTTCATCCAAGCGAGATTTGCGGTAGTCTTCCAACTCTTTTCTCTGTAAAGCCGGGTCAATACTTGTTAGGATTATTTTCTTGTCATAAGAAATTTCCTGAATCCAAAATGTAATAGAGTCTCCGGATTTATATCCACGATTACTAAATCTTTCTAAGTCACTTTCTGACATTTTTGATGTGTGTAACAAACCAGTAAATATCTCGTCAAATTCGATAAAGACGCCAAATTTAGTTGCTCCTGTTACAGTTCCAGTATATTGATTTCCAACGCCAAGTTCATTTGTTTTTTGTGGCAATACTGTTTTAACATATTTTTTATACGAGAAAACAAAAGTGTCACTTCCTTCCAAATAGTCCTCAACCATAAGTGGAATTGTTTTTCCAATCATCTCATCAAAATTTCTTACAATATTCGCGGCAGCAAGAGAACCCGGCAAGAATCCAATTACGCCTTGTACATTAACAAAGAATCCACCCTGGTTCTTTTCCAAAATTGTTCCAAAATACGCAGCAGTTGGATTGAATATTTGCTCGTAAAATTCGTCTTTTGTTTTTAGAATCTGACCTTTTGTAATTGAACCTTTTAAATAAGGTTTTACTTGTTCGATTACTAAATAATATCCATTTGCTAAAAATTCTTCACGACCTTCGGGCGTATTGAGGAATTGAGTAAATTCTTCATAATGTTTAAATCCAATACTGTCAATAAACCCACGTTCACTTGCCATATCAGCAATACATTCAAACCCACCTTTAATACTAAAATTAATTTCACTGCCTCTTGTATGAACAATATCAGAAATTTGAAAAGCGGCACCAACAATAGGTTCACCGTCCGGCATTTCTATTTTTAATAGTTCTTCATAATAAGAAATTGCATAATCTGAATGGTTATATACCAAATCATTATATTTGGATAAAATTTCTGCATTCGGGATTTTTTTTCTTTTCGCTGTTTCTGCGTCCAAAAGAGCCCAATTAAAATCGTCTATTTGATTTTGACTCAAATTCATTGTTTGTTTTTTTAAATGTTTTAAAATGTAATTATCTAGTTATATATCAATTTTAAATTAACTGATTAACGCTGGCGCTGACGGTGTAGTAGTTGCACCTGTTGTTGGGCCAGCTGGACTTGCGCCCGCAGTTAATTGCCCTGCAGGTGTTATAATAGTTGCTGAACGTACAAAAGTATCAACATTATTAGCAACAGATGCTGCAATTGCTGGTACAATTTGTTCTGCCATCCAATCAACGATTGCTTCGGACAGCGCATTCGCCATTTCATTTGACGTAACTTTACGAATAATTTCCTCTGCATTTTGAGCAACTAAACCACTTGGGTCATATTCAAAACCTAAAATTTGTTCCGATTTTGTTTTTATTGATTCGTAAGCATCGTGTAAAGTGCTGTTTCCAGTTTTGATACCGTTTAATAAGCTCCCGTCTAATTTTTTACGTAATGATTCTTTAACCTTTGGGTCAAGTAATAATTTATTTTTTAAATTTGTCTCAATACTTGTTTTGAGCACGTCTTTTACTAATGGCATATTTTTTATTTTTTAAAGTGTTTTAACCACGGGTGAACCGCCGCGGCCGCTTAAATGTGTTTGTGGTTGCATTGGAACCGTCGGCGGGGTTGTCGGTGCCCCTAAATTTCCAATATGCGTATGTGAATTGAAAAGTGTTAAAAATGTATCACCCAAAACTAGTTTTTCTGCAGCTCCAGCACCTAGTTCAATTGTACTTGTATGGTCAATAGTTACATTCGGTGCAGTCACGGTTACTTTTTCACGAGCAACAATATTAATTTGTGGACCAATTAATTCAATAATACTATCAGTAGCAGCATGCTCGATTGTAATACTTGAATCCGGGTTAATAATTATTTGTGAATCTTTGTGGAAGATGTTTAACCCCTTTCCGGGTGTATAAAAAATCTTCATTTCCTCATCAATATCATACGCCAAAACGTGTGAGTTAATATATGTATCACCGATTTCAGCTTTGACTTCTGGGTTAACAGATTGAATTGCTGTATATTCCGGGGCCATTAAATCGCCTTCAGCAAATTGAACTCGAAGATATGTTCCAATTTTTGGAACACTGATATCTGCATATCCGCCGTTGCCGCCACCTGCGAACATCTTTCGCCCAAAAGGTTGAGCCCAAGGTATTGATTCCGGGGATATGTCATCGCCATCAAAAAGTCCAAAAACTTTAATCTTACAGCGACCTTCCTGTTCCGGGTCGTTATTGTCAACGACTTCTCCAATAAATATTTTACTTACTAAATCATCTTTGGTTAAACCTGCCATTTTATTCTAAATTAGTTTTTCCCAGTATTTTTTCTACTAAATTAACATCGGGACCTGTTAAATCCACGTCCTTTTGTAAAATACCATCGTTTGTTGGTTCAACTAAACCGACATTTCCACTTATTTTGCTTGGTGTATAATTATCATCGAATGCTATATTACTTAAGTCGCCTGAGCTAATACTTGTTGACGGACCACTTAAGTCAATGTTTCCTTCAATATTAGTATTTATCGTTGGACTTTCTAAGTCGACTTTAGACGCCGTTAAATCACCTACCGTAGGTGCAATCAAGTCAACTTGTGTTAGTTTTGCTGGTATCGATTCCGGTGCAACTAGACCTATATTCCCGCCGGACAATGTTCCTTTCTCTGGTTCAGTAAATTCAACCTTTAAGGCATTTGTTGCACCTTTAGGCAGTTCTTCAAATTCAATGCTTGGCAATCCACTTGATGCAATTTCGGGACCTTCTAAATTAACATTAGAGTCGACTGTATTACTTATTTGTGGCTCGACTAATTCTACAGAATCTTGGATTTTTGAAATTTCAAAATTACTTTCTAATTCAACACTTCCACCAGCAGCTCCGGAAGGTGTTACACCTGTTAACTCAACAGAAGTTTCAGAACTATTAGCGATTGGAAAACTCAATAATTCAACTTTAGTTTCAGTTGCCTGTGTAACAGGTGGCGCTTCGAGTTCAACGGACCCACCTGCGTTATTATTAGTTTCCGGGCTTTCTAATTCAACCTTCCCGCCTGGTGTGTTTGTAATAGATGGCGCTGTTAATTCAGCTTGACCTAATTGATTTTCAGACGGACTTGGGCCTGTTAATTCAACTTTAGGTGATTGTAACCCAGATTCTGATGTACTGTCTAATTGAACACTTGCGGGTAATCCAGTATTTACATTGGGTGCAACAAATACAACTTTTCCCGGACTTCCGATTAAAGACCCACCATTATTATCTAATGCTAAACGTACCGGGTCAATTATTATATTTTTGCTGGGTGAGTCTAAAGTAACCGAGTCTACAGTTGATACTGCAGATTGGGCACTTGTTAAATTAGCATTTCCTAATGCTGTGCCCTGAAGGCGACTCGATGTGATAGTATTAACAATGGTCTCAATTGATTGGTTTTCCAAATCCGTTCCGACAACTGCATTTGCTAAAATCTCAATTGAACCGATTGTGTCTTGTACTAATTCAATCTCTGGGCCTGTTAATTGAATATTAGATGAAAGGGCGTCAGCAATTGGGCTAGCAACTCCGGCGTTTGAAAAAAGATTTCTTGCTGCAGCTTCGGGATTGTTAATAGCACTTTGCAAAGCATTGATTGCATTACTGAGTGAAAACCCATAAACATTACCCAGTAATATTTTGTTTTTAAGATTTTTCGCAATATTTTCGGCTGCATTAACTAAATACTGTGCGCCACCGAATACTGTGAAATAGTCTTGAAATCCTTGTAGCACTTTGCTGCCTTCGAATGAACTATCTCTAGATGATCTTCCTCGGTCGAAGGCATATTTTGTATCTTGCAGCACAGCACCGAGCAACCCATATTTGTTAACTTCTCTAACTGCTCCAACTTTTACTTTAAATTTCACAGAAGCCGGAGTTCCTTCAGTGTATCTGTTCACAGTCGCAAGATATCCGGGTTCTTCAGAGAATGGGTCAATTTCGCAGTATTCGCATTTAAAGGTATGAAACGTTCCTAAGCTAAATGGTCCAAGAAGACCAGGGCGCTGCATTGTTCGGATTTCAGCAATTACTATATCCATCATAAAATACCGTTGGCAATCCGGAACAGCCCAACGGTGATATGTTGCATCCCAAACAGATTTTCGATATAAATCCAAAAGATATGTCATTTTTAAATCAATAGACTCTAAGCACTCAAATGTGATAACTACATCCTTTCCTCTAAAATTATTTGCTGGATTAATTTTCCATAAAGCGTCAACACCAGATATCTTTTGAATCATCCACGGCGCTTTTTTGAAAATTTTAATAAATCCGTTTTGAAACTCTTCCATCATTTTTGCTCGATAATGCTCGTTTCTTCTTCTTAAGTACCCAACAATTGAATCTGCTTGCTGTTGTTGAGCTTGTTCACTTGTACTGATATTATCGGGAATCAATAAGCCTTGCGGTAAATAATCTCGATTATAGTTATCATTTGCGGCCGATACTGCTAACTCTGGTTGTAAATATACCCAAAATCCCAGATATGTTGGGTCTTCATTTGCAATCCATTTATCTACACCGCCTGATACACCAAAAGTAGGACGACCGTCTTCTGAAAATCCAATATCTAGATTAATATTTTTAAACGGACTTGGGTTGAATTGCCCGTTTCCATTTAAGAAGTTTTTCGTTATCGAGTCAGTTTTATTCATTTATTGATTTTAATTTTTTAATTTGCAAACGTTGGCGTTTCATTTGGCGGTCCACCAGGAACAGGCCATTCTCGACGAGTTAGTTTAAATGTTTGTGTTATACCAGGTTCTGGTTTTGTTTTATTTGGCTTGTTTGAAAAATCTGTAGATTTTGGAGACATTGTATAAGTAAATTTCATACCATCCACCATGTAATAACCACTGTAAAACTGATCCATTGCTGCAGTCGAGTCACCTGCAGGTTTTTGTTGGTCATCTGGTGTTGAATCTAGTTTTCTTTTTGAAACATCTGACTGTGTATGTAAAACTATTGGTAATCTTTCGCCTCGATAGACGTTTGGATTCCAACGTTCAATGTCCGCTTCAATAAACAATTTATCTAATTCTGAGACATTTCGCTCGTTCCAAATTTCTGCATACAAATATTTGTCATGGACATCTCTGTACTGAATTCCTCTCCAAAAATATTTATTTTGCGTCTCCCACCATTTTTCCTTTGATAGGCCATCAGGTCCTTTAATTGTTGACCGACCTTTAAGTAATATTTTTTTCTCTTCAGCGCCTGGCGTTGTGATTGGGTCGACAAATATTTCCCACGGTTGCCCAGATGCTTGGTCAAAAAATTGAACGTAACTTTTATATCCCCACTCTTTTACTACGTCTGCAGAATTGTTTTCTACTCGATAGCCTTTAATAAACATATTTGTTCCTTTAAAATTATCCATATCCGAAAGAAACTTTGCAGATTGTACTTGATTTCTTTCTTCCTGATTTGCATCACTTGTAAAATTTTTAAAAACTGAAGTATCAATAATCGCCGCATCGAGCGAACCGTCGCTGTCAATTTGATTATTAACATTGATAAAATTTAAGTGGTAGTAAACATCAATAAAACAAGAAAAAAAGCTGGATTCATCTTTCCAAGCATGGTTAACTATTTTTTGGATATATTTTTGATATGTGTCATTTGGATTAATCCATGGCTGCTCGTCATCTGTAAATGTGTCGTTTGTTGCAAATCCAAGCTTTAAGTCTTTACATATTTTTTGTAGAACATCGAAACTCGTCCCGGTAAATGCCTTTTTATTTTCATCAAGCATTCTGGGTATAAATAAATCCCCGTATATTTCT